AGGCATCATGTTTTCAAGCTCTGTCAAGCTATATTTATGGTGTTGCATCAAGGCAAAATTCAATTTATAGTATGACTCAAGATCTTCGTGTGCCATACTCACCCGAAAAAATTCTGTAGCCCCTCTAATACGATTTCACTTTCAACCTTTGTATTTGGATTGATTACTTTCACCTTATGAGATAATTTTGGCATTGTCTCAAAGAATTTTTCAATTTCTTTAAACTGACTAGAGTTTAATTGATCTAAGAATTGAGATAACTCTTTCTTAGTACAATCCTCTGCAGTCCATGATTCTTCTTCAGAATAAACTTGTTCAATACACTGTGATATTAAATCAAAAGTATCGTCAACATTCATTTCGCCAGTTGCGAAATTATTTTTTATAAATTCATTCAATGATGGATACTTCATTCTAAGAGTGTAACTACCATCCAATTTAATATCTTTAGAGTGATTTTTATCCGTTTGAACTTTGATAGAGTCAATATTAATTGATGTTGGAACTTGTGTTTTTCCATCGTCTGGACAAGTTACCATGACCTCTATATCTTCACCTACAGATTTTCCTCTTATATTAAGAAACAGGTATTCAATATCAAAAGTTGATAGTTTGTCAACTTTAATTCCTCTTGTAAGAATACAATTTGATATGACATCTTTGACTGCGTTAGCAATTTGTGTCGTATCTTGAGACTCCATTGCAAGAATTAAAACTTTTTCTTCTTTAACAAGGAATGGTCTAAATTTTATTTTTCGATTGGACGAAGGTAACACCAACTCATAAGTTGGGGTTGCAATTTTTGGTAAAGGCATAATATTCTAAGCACTTCAGTGTCATTATTTATAGTGGTTTTTAAAGTTATGAATTTGGATAAATGCCTACTCCTAAACCTGTGCCACCAAGAGATGATACTTGTTCTACATTTCCTGTCATAGATGTGTTTAATTTTGCAACATCTGAATTCAAAACACCTCCACTTGTACTACTCATCCTCATAATTTCATTTAATCTATCATTGTCCCCATAAGTGACTGCTCCATCCCTACTTGAATTTCCAAATGCAGAACCTATGTCATTAAATGCTCTGCCTAAATCTCTTGCCAATGAAGATGATTCACCACAGATGTATCGATCATAACTAAATGAAGCTGTTGCTTTGAGTATCTGTGAATTTCCATATTGAACTCTTGTAGAATTTAAATTAAGTGGAAATAAACCTACAAATCTATATTCTAGGAATTGTGAGTAATTTTTTTCAAATTTAATCACACGAGTATCATTTGATTTATAATCGTCAGGATAGTTTAACTGAAAGTAATAGGTATCTGCTGACACATCTTGTGAATTATTTCCTGTGATAAATTCCATCCAATGCTCTAAAAATTTAAGAGACTTATATTCATTATCAACATAAAATTCAAAATTTACTTGAGTAAAATTTCGAGTATGTGCAAATCTTTCGACCATACCTTGATAATCACCGACTGTATTGACAGCAGCAAGTGCACTTCCTGGTAATACTGCATTATAACATAATAATCCTGCATCTTCAATAACAAAACGATCATTCAAACCTTTTCTTCTCATATGAGATTTCAACCCACCATTTGGTAATACAAATTTTACAAGGAAATTTGAGGTCTGAGCTACATTCTGCAACTTAGGTAATATATCTGATATTCTCTTAGGTCTTGGTGCTGGCACTCTAAATACAACTATAGTATAGTTATTTAGATGGCTTATAGGGGAAAATACTATCCATCATTTCCTAGAAAGTACAAAGGTGATCCAACAAATATTATATACAGATCACTTTGGGAAAGGAAATTCATGGTATATTGTGATAAAAATACAAGTATATTAGAGTGGGGAAGTGAGGAGATTGCTCTTCCATATATCTCACCTCACGATAGTCGAGTACATAGATACTTTCCAGATTTTTATATCAAAGTTCAAGAAAACACTGGTAAAATAAAAAGATACTTAATCGAAGTTAAACCACTCAAACAAACAACCAAACCAAAAAAACCAAAAAGACAAACTAAAGGTTATATTCGTGAAGCATTTGAATATGCAAGAAATCAAGCAAAATGGAAAGCAGCAAGAGAATATTGTGCTGACAGAATGTGGGAGTTTAAAGTAATCACAGAGAAAGAGTTAGACATATGAGTCGCTTAGATCCTATAATGCAAAATCTTATCGGTACAGAAAGTCCCGATGATTTAGCAACAGAAATATTAGATGCATTGACTGAAGGAAGTAATATTCCTGAAGCAGGTAATTTTTATGTTTTTGTATACAAACCAAAGACACCTAACATTGCATATGATGAACATCCACTAGTTGCAGTGACTGAAGTATTCTCTTGGGGTTTTAAAGGATTAAATTATCATTGGGGTGAAATGAGACAATATACATTTCCAGAGGTAGTTGGTGGATTATATAAAGTAGATGAAATGGAGCTAAGAGACTTAAGAACTCTTCCTTTTGTTAAAATACGTCTAAATAGTTAAAAATTAGGTCGATATGTCAAGTAATCGTAGGTCATATAACGCTCGAAAGAAAAGAGGAGCTTTAACAAGAAGTGAACACCTTGCTCATGCAAAAAAAAGAGGTCAGCTAGCAACTTTTCGTGAAGATCCAGAAGCTAATAGACAATTACAAAAAGAATTTAATGAAAGTGGAGCTTATAGAGATACAAGACACGATAAGTCAATAAGAAAATCAAATGATCCAAAGTTTATGGGTAGCACAGAAACTGTTGGACAATCAAATCAATCTACTACACAAACTGCTACTGTAAGAAAAAATCCTTTTTATCTTAGTTATCCTGTAAAAAGAAATGCAGCAGAGGAAACTGGAGATACATTATTAATTAAATGTATTGAATATACACCACCAAAACCAGGTGAGGGTATGGGTTTAACTGCTGATATTAATTATTATGATAAATCAGAAGGTTTTAAAGGGAATGGAATTACTATTGCTGGTCAAGAAGGTAAGAGAGGTCAGACAGGAAGTATTGCAACTGGAGTTAGATACAAATTCAATGAAGCGAATACCAGAATGCGGAAAACAGCAGATAAGAGAACAAAATATTATGTTGAATTACCCATACCACAGGAAGTAAATGACGCTAACAGTGTGACTTGGGGTGAAGATAGTTTAAATATTTTCCAATTGGCAGGTCTTGCTGCTGCTCAAAGAATAATGACTCGACCTGGTGAAACATTTCAAGATGTTTCTAATTTAATACAAAAAGGAATAGATTTACCTAATGTAGATGATAACGTGAAAAATGCGGTTCTTGCAGGTATTAGTGGTCAAGCAATAAACGCTCTTGGTGGTAACGTAAGTCCTGGTAGTGTAATCGCAAGATCAACAGGTCAAATACTGAATTCAAACTTAGAATTATTATTTAAAGGAGTAAATCTAAGATCTTTTCCTTTTAGTGTTACATTTTCTCCCAGAAATTTTGAAGAAGCCATAAGAGTTAAAACAATTATAAGATATCTAAAACAAACAATGGCACCAAAAACTGGTGTTGAAGGTGGGGGAACTGGAATATTTCTTAAATCACCCGATGTCTTTTCACTTCGTTATTTACATAAAGGTGCTGATCATCCATTTTTAAATAGTTTTAAATTATGTGCTTTGACTGGATTAAATGTTAATTATACAAATGCAGGTACATATGCAAGTTATGATGGTGGAACACCTGTTAATATCAGAATGAATATGACATTTAAAGAACTCAATCCTATCTACTCTGAGGATTATGAAGGAATGAGTGATAATGATGGAGTTGGTTTCTAATGGGATATTTCAGAGAACTACCAGATATTGCATATCAATCTCCTTTATTACATAAAAATTCATCAACTGATTTTGTCGTAATTAAGAATATTTTTCGTAGATCCAAATTATTTGATTACCTAAAAGATAACGTCACTTTATTCAATAAGTTTGTAATAGGTGATGGAGATAGACCTGATACAATCGCTGAATCTCTATATGGCGATGCATCATTAGATTATGTAATTGTATTAGTCGCTGGTATTACAAATATAAACAATGAATGGCCGTTGCAAGATTATGAAGTTTATGAAATTGCTCTTGAAAAATATGGTTCAGAAGAAAAATTAACTGACATACATCATTATGAAACTTTTGAAATAAAAGATCATATGGGTAGACAAATTTTACCTCCGAATTTAATTGTTGATGAAGATTTTAAAATTGATGGATCATCTTCAAAATTTCCACCAGAATTAAGATATACATTAATATCACAATCAGGTAATTTACAACTTGATGATAAGGATGAATTCACTGTTAAAGTTGATAATATTGCTCACGCAGTTACTAACTTAGAATATGAGTATATAAAAAATGAGTCAAAAAGGGAAATAGATGTGCTATCTTCTACATATGTCAATACATTTGTAAATGACCTAAGAGATGTAGTTAGATATGAAAAGAGTTCTAGTTATATAACAAGTAGTTTAATTACAACAGAAAATACAAACGTAGTCAATCCATAAAAAAAGGGGGTCGTTTGACCCCCGTATAATTATTCCTCTGCGAGTTTCGCAAAGTATGATAATGCATCATCCTCTTCTTCTGCAACAGCAGGAGTTGGTTTTGATACAGCAGCAGACACTAACTCTTCTGCTTCTCCACGATCAGTATCTTCCTCTTCAAATACAGGTGCAGCAGACTTCTTATTTCCAAGAACATAATCTAGACGAGTCTTTAACTCATCATATGTCTTGAACTGGTCTGGTGCAACAATCTCAGCGAGTGAGAACTGTTTCTTCCAGAGTGCTTCCATAGCATCGTCATCATCAAGTAAAGGACTTGGTGCTGCAAATTCAGAACTATCATAGTTTCTGTATCCTGCAACATTCTTTGCTTTTAACTTGAAGTTTGCACCTTGCCAGAAATCGAATGGATCGATTGCTTCCTCATCTTCAAACTCAGGTTGCATCGCTGCAGTAAGTTTGTCAAAGATTTTCTTTCCATACTTGTATAGAAATACTTTACCTTCATTCTCA